AACTGGCGCATCGCGTTGTTGATTTGACGGGCCGACGTGTCGCCCTGCTGACCCATGCGCTTGAGGCTGTCGGTCAGTCGATCGACCTGTTGCGTCCCTTGCACATTGGCAGAAATGCCGATGGCAAGAGGAAAGTTTAACGCCACGTCAGCTCTCCCGCTTATTCAGAACCTGCAGCGCCGCAAGTTCCATAGTCTGCAGATCGTTCATCATCGCAGCCTGATCTGCCACAGCATGGATTCTAAACAATGCCTCGACAGCAGGATAGTTCAAACCGAGAAAGATGCCAGTCGATGATACGTTCCACTGGGTCTGCAGTCTCAAGAACATAACGACAGAGTCGGTATTTTCTTCCCAGACCGCAAAATCCGTGTCCGTTTGAGGCAGGCTGTCCAGCTGTTCGGCGGTCGCCCCAAACGCTGCCAAATCCTCTGCTGTGTCGTCTTGTACGCCGCCCTGCGCCCAGTGCCTGGCGGCGTCAATCAGTTTTTTCGCTTGGCCCCTGATAGGCTAGCGAACAGTGCCAGCACGATGCTGCCCGCAACCATAGGCACTTCAAGCAGCTGGTCCAGCGCCTGAGCAGAGAACGGCACCGCGCCGTCTTGGTCCACCACGCTGGACCATCCAACCATCACCTCGCGCACCAGATCCACGTCGCGGATTTCCTCACGCTCAATGAGTTTGCGGATCTCTTCAATCCGAGACTGCGTCAGGCGCTTGAACTCAGCGTCAAACGTGGCTTTCTCAGTGCGTCCACCGTCAGCAGGAACCTCGACAGTTACCGGCCAGGTGTAGGTGTCAGATTGCGATAGTTTGAACATCAGGCCCAGATCCTCACAGGGTTTGCCGGCGTGACCTTAAATGCGTCCAGCGCAGGCACCATATGGTCAGCCGCCAGACGCACGTTAACGTGCCAGCCGTCGATCGGCGCCATCTCGGGCTGCTCGCCCATGTCGGTCTCGATCGTCTCGCCGGTCGGCTTGTAGATCACGCCCACCGTGTCGATCGTGGCGCCGGGTGCGGGTGCGTGGCCTGCGGGCGACAGGATGGTGCCTTCGGCGTTGAGCAGCGCCTGCGTCTCGATGAGAAGCCCAGCGGAGAGTAGTTGCTCGGTGGCCTCAGCTTCGTCGGCGAACCGCAGCATCAGGTCGTTCCAGAGCGGCACGGGAGGGGTCAGGGGGAGATCGTCAAGCATTGTGTCCTCACGCGGTCACTTGCTGCCCAGTGCGTCTAGGCTGGTTAATTGGCAGATCAACGGTTTCAACCGACCAGATTTTGCGATGCCTGATCATAGACGCGAGCGATGGCGCAATTCCGTATTCGGCAGCAATTGTTCTGTTTGTTCTTGTGTCCGTATAGATCGCTCTCACCTGCTCACGGGATAGCTTTGAAACTGGATTGTTTTCACCGTACGTCCGCTTGTCCCGCCCCTTGGCAATCATGTCATGGTTGTTTTCAAGCGAAGTGCCCAAGAACAAGTGATTAGGATTGATGCAGGATGGATTGTCGCAACGGTGGCAAACCAGCTTTTCGACATCATCAATGCCATACGTCAGAAAATAGGCCACGCGATGCGCACGGAAAAGGCCACCGGGATTAGCTCCAGCTTGAAACAACCCATAGCCTCGCTCGTGCTTTGCGCCAGTCCATTCAAGGCAGCCGTTTTCACGCAAGACAGACTTACTCCAAAACCGAGCAATGCGCTGCTCGGTCATGCGCTCATTTAGCCGCTCAAGCGGTGAGTGCTTGTAGCTCTGCATTTTGGAGCCTCCTCGGATAATAGGCTATGCGGCGGAGGTGGCCGTTTAACGACCGATCTGATCCATATCGATCAGCAAGCTGCAATGTCGTAACACTTGGAATTGTTGCTGACGTGTCTGTCCCAACTGACCCGTTGTTTAAGACGGCAGCAATATCATTGACTTTAAATGCGCCTGCAAATTTTGCTGTGGTAGCAGCGGCAATTGCAGGAGTTCTCGAAATAGTCCACTGTCCTGATCCAGAGTCAATCCCAAAGAACGCAGCGCCATTGGTTTCTATTAGCTCATCCATAGCAGTCAATGTTGATCCTGCATGAGCCGAAAACACTCGTGGACTTGCGGATGCCGCCAATACGCTTGACGCTGCCAAAAGATCAAACTCAGCAAAAAACGTCCCCTCAGTCGCATTAAACCACGGCGACAACGTATTCACACTCGCAACATCCGCGCTGCGGGTCACAGTGCCGATGGTGGGGATGTAAGAGGTGGCGAAGCTGGCTTGTTCTGACTGTGCGCCCCAAACATAAATTCCTGAAGTGCCATCGCCCGTGAATGCCGTTCGATTGATGTCATTCTGTGCTCGAATTTGAATATACGCAGGAACTCCGCTGACAGTCCTGGTAATCGTTACTCGATACCATCCATTCCCAAACGCCGTGACCGATGTTGCAGTTGGGCTACCGACAACGGAATAAGATCCGTTTGTTAGGTCAACGGTGATTAGAGCAGATCCGTACCCGTCGAAAATATCCGCAAAGTTGTATCCGGCTGCTTTCACGAACGCTGATACCGTGTACACGCCAACACCAGAAGCAGCCGTTATTTGATAAACGCCATGGTCCGCACTCGATACTGCTGTTGGAATTAACTTGTCGGCTGTTTGAGTTCCATCTGGCGCAGTCCCGCTATTTGCGCTGATAGTTGCCAGACCTTTGATCCATGAACCGTTACTGAAATCATCGCTCCACGTCACGAGGTTCGTCCTCTGCTCCTCCACCAACAACCCCCTAGCCGCCAGCGTCACCGGGTCGTAGTCAAACCGCGGGCCGTAGACTGCGGCGCTGGTGGTGGGAGTGTAGTCGAGAGGGTAGGGGCCGACGGAGAGTTGGGCGCCCCAGAGGTAGATGCCGGAACCTGCGGTTCCAGCATAAGAACGATTACCGGATGCATCACGAATACTGATAGCGCTGGTTGAAACAGCAGCGAGCGTTGCAGTCATCGAGCAACGATACCAGCCATTGCCGACGCTGGTTATTGTAGCCGTTGAATCTGTTGTCGATGACACAGTACCGGCAGACAAATCAAATATAGCCACCGGTGTAGCTGACGAAAACTCAAGCGCGAATTTTGTTCTTTCTGCTGCTTTGGCGTAAACGGAAAAAGTGTATGTTCCACCTGAAGGCATTACAAATTCATAAACAATAAATGCGCCTGTCACTGCGGTTTCAGAAACTTTGTCACCAGTAATATTTCCGTTTGGAGCAGCAACCGCATCAGCAGTAATTATTGCATTAACTAACGTCCAACTGGCGTTGTCGAACGTCTGACTCTGCAAGAGCAAATTATGCGGCGCATACTCCACCAGCCCAGTCGGCCCGATCCTGGTGGCGTTGCTCGACCGGCTGAAGGTGATGATGTCGGAGAATGCTTTCGATACCAGCGTCATATCAGACCTCTATTCGGTACGTCTCAGTCGTGAAGTCTAGGTCCAGCGTCTGGCCGGTGTACTGAGCTCGACCTATCGCGGATGACAAAACGGCCGCGATCGCGGCCCGGATGGCGGCGCGGATCATCTTAGATCGCCACGGTGATGCTGGTCCCGGCGCCGGCGCTTGCCACGTTGGCGCGGATCTGAGTATTGATCGGCAGATCCATGATCACGGCGGTTGCGGCCGTGAACGAGGCGTACTGCAGATCGACCCAGTTCGTGCCGTCGTCGGACACCTGCATCTTGACGGTGGCGCCGTCGAACGTGCCGCGCACGATCAACAGCGTCGGACCGCCAGGATGCGACAGCGATGAGCTGTTGCCGTTGGTCGTGCGTGCCGAGAATAGGTAGGTTGCCATGATCAGCTCACCACGATCGAGATTTCGTCATTGCCCGAGGTGCTGGGCACGAACCGGACGGGGACACTCAGCATCTGAATTCCATTGGAATCCTGATACGTCGGCGATGACACGTTGACGCGGCTTGAGGTCAACTGAACCCGGTTGCCGGCGGTCGTGCCATGCGTGACTTGGAAGTTACCGATGGTCGTCGCCAGCGCCGCCGCAAAGTAGTCCTTCGCAGCGATCGTCGGTGCTTCGATGATCACGGTGCCGCTCACCTGGCGGTCCGTCATCAGTACGTCCTCGGCACCAACCAGCATCCGGTATGCAACCGAGTTTCCGAAATTTACCTCAGCCGATTGCAGCGCACCCGAATACGAATGCAACTGGAAGCCTGTGGTGTTGTCACTGTTGGCGGCGAGAGGCGTCTGGAACGCCGTGTACGTCGGGCTGGGCAGCGCAGTGTCGGTCGGGGCGTTGTACAGGCCCGTGAACGAAAACCGGTACACCGGGATCTGGCCCACCTGCAGGCTGATCTGCACATTGCCACGAGCGCCGGTTACCTTGTGGAGCACGCCGTCCACGTTGTAGTAGATCGTGACCGAACCGAACGATGCGGACACAGGCGTATACGTCACCGACACGCCAGCCGAGGTAGTGGCGGTCATGCCGCATGCCAACAGCAGCGGACCGTATGCCGGAGCAGTGCCAGCGGTACCAGATCCGGCAACCTCAACCTCGAACTCGCAGAGCACATGAGCGCCAGCGACCAGCTGCTCGCTTGCGCCCAGATACGGCCGCACCAGGTCGCGGTTGACCATCTCGGAGTTCTGCGGCGTAACCGACAGGTTCCGCACCAGAATCGCGTTGGCGGCTCCGGTCGGCGTCGGGTCGGTTCCGTAGGTGACTTCAGTCTTGGCGAGGATCACTCGCTTGCGGCTCAACAAAGGCATGATGACCTCGCTATCAGTATGCGAATTTTAACTCAGAGCATTGAGCGTGGTGCGGTATGTCACGGTATATTCCACCGAAACCACACCCGCCGGTTGATCTGCTTCCAGTGATTCCCAACTCGTCGCGCCAGGCACGATATCGGTGACGTAACCGCCCAGTGTGGTGTCCACCAGCAGGCGCTCATGCACGTCCATGATGATCGGATCCGCGATCTGGTCTGGCACTGCGCCACGGACGATCACCGATACGCGCACGATCATGGTCCACTGCAATGTGCCCAGCGTGTCCTGTTCGGCGTTGTCTGCAGATGGTTCAACGACGATCGCAGGCGACTCATTCCGGGCTAAAGGCTCAACTCGCGATCGATACACGCGACCGCTCACGTTGATCGTTGGCGTCAACAGCAGGGCAATGCGGGCAAGGATCTGTTCTCGTCTGCTCACCATCCAGATCCTATAGACGCCTGTCGTGAAGTTGAGGTCCAGTGTCTCACCGGCCATCCTCAGACCTTCTGCAAGTAGACCACTTTAAATGCGCCATCATCCTGCAGGCGCACCTCTCGAACCGTGTATGCAGCGCCAGCCACAGTCAGCGAACTGCCGTAGCCCAGCGATGGATAGACGCTCGCCTTGATCGTCAGCGCGTAGTCCGTGCTGATAATCATGTTGCCAGCGATGATCTCGCTTGGCATGTCCAAGATACCGGTGGTCGCAGTCGTGCCATCAGTGACAGCCACCGCGAACTCGGTGGTCTGCAGGAACACGTCCAGATTCTCACTGAGCGCCACGCTTACGGCCTCTGCGTTTCTGCGGTTGCACCACTTCAGGCTTGGCTTGCGTGATTAAGCGAGCCTTGCCCACCTCAATCAAAATCTCAGCGTCAGCGTCAGATATATCCTGCTCGGTACCGGCCTTGACCAGTCGTCCATCTGCCATCGTCGTGCTGAGAATCAAGACGCGCATACGAAACGGGCCAGGGTTTCCCCCGGCCCGCCTAGTCTTTTTGACTATCAGGCGATGTCAGCATCACCGTAGCAGAAGGACACTGCATTGCGAACCGCAA